ACAAAAAAACCAAAAACAGATTCGTAACTGGTGTTTTACATTAAACAACCCCGACGATAAGGATGTACAAAGAATCATCGATTCAGAGTACAAAGGAAGCGTCAATTACATGGTATTTGGCGTAGAGTATGGCAAAAGTGGTACACAGCATTTACAAGGTTATATCGAGTTCCAAAGATCAGGTATATTTCAAAAGGGGTCACGGCAAGCCCTGCTACGAGCTAGTAGTAGCGGGGCTAGTATTACCCGTGACCCCGGCCCCACAGCCCCAAGCTGTGTGGGCAAATAACGTAACTAAAATCTTTAGTTCGCATGAGCACAGCAAAGAAAATCTGCAGTCTTCGGGCACACTTAAAACCAAGAAGAGGCACCAATTTGCAAGCAGCAAATTACTGCAAAAAAGGAGAACAATCAAAAGCAGAATGGCGTCAAGAAGGGACCAATGGGAAGAACTATGGCAAAAATGCTATCATTTATGAGTTTGGCAGATTGCGTGAAGCAGGAAGAGTAGACATAAGAGACTTCATCAAAAGAATCAGATCTGGCGCAAGCGATCAAGAGTTATTGGATCAAGATCCAATCAGCTTTAACTCGTACTTGCGCATGGTGGACAGAATCAGGGCTACCACCCCTCCAAAGAGAGTGGTGCCCCTCGAAGTAGTCCTCTTTTTCGGTGAACCAGGCACCGGAAAAACAGAGCTCGCAATGGACCAATTTGAAGACACATACAGATTGCCAATAGGCAAACAATTCTGGCTTACACCGATGGCGTGTGGTAAAAAACACATCTTAATTGATGAATTCAAGAGTAATCTTAGTTTAACAGACTTACTTCAAATGTTGGACAAATATCCAGTCGAAGTACCACAGAAAGGCTCCTTTCTTTGGTGGTGTCCAGAAACTATCATAATTACAACAAACAGATCACCATGGAACTGGTACCAGTATGAAGCAAGAGATAAAGAAAGAGAAGCCCTTTTTAGGAGAATACATTTCTGTTACAAATTCGAGAAGAACCCAGAGAAAATTCCGAAACCATTTCAACTTAAAAAGTGGCGAAAAAACCCCCAAGTTTTTAACTATTCTTCAGCATTTATTTACCAACATAATCAAGGTGGATTCATGAATGATCCACTTTATTGATCTTTCTTTTTCAAATTTCCTTTCATTTTTCGTATTTTAAAATGCGCATTTGTAACATTAAACAAAGTTTCAGCGTGTATACCCAACCAGACCTGTACTTCCTGGCGAAAAATAACCTCCATCTCTTCAGACAATCCCATAGATTCTTCCTTAGGAATTATCACTTGTGTTGCAGGAAAATCATCTTCATAAGAGTCAGACAATTCAGATGAATGAACGTCTATTCTATTGCACCACCCACCAGACATCTTGGAATGCGCCCGATAATTTACCCGAAACGTGATATTTGTTTTTAACACGCACATGTTTTCGAAATTCGGAACCTACGGACGTTCAGGCCAAGGTTTACAGAATTATTATCTCGAAAGTTGGCACGAATCGAATCGCATAAAAGAAATAGAAAAACAGATGTCCAAAAAGCGCACGTTAGATGTAGCAAACATTACCAAGAAAACGGGAGGCAGAAAACTCACAAGAGGACAAGGGATTCCTACCGCCCCGATTCCACTTGCCATGCAATTGGAAGCGAAGAATCAGGCGAAGTCTAGAAGACTCGCCACAATGAACCTCGCAAGCATGGGGTTCTTAGGCATAGAAAACAAATTCTATGATACCTCCCTCGGTCCAACTGCATTGGTAGCACCAACAGATGCAGCAGGAGGTGAAGTTGACCCAAGTGCAACAAGCATGATTACCACACCTACTCAAGGAGATGGCGAACAGCAGAGGGATGGTAAACAAATTTCATGCAAATATATCGACATTAAAGGCCTAATCTCACGAAATGCAATCGAAGCAGCGACGGCTCCATCAGAAGGTTGCATGGCTTACGTAGCGCTCGTTCTAGACACTCAAACGAACGCAGCGCAAATGAATTCAGAAGATTGCTTCAAGAATTTATCAGGAAGCGCAGCATTAGCAGCTACACCACTAAGAAATCTGCTATTTGGCAAGCGTTTCAAAATCCTAAAGTCCGATGTTTTCGATTTGAATTACTCTGGAACAGCAACAAGCGCTCTCAATGATTTCAGTCAACCAGGAGTATTCAGAACCTTTGACTGGTATGTTCCCCTAGACGGAATGCGAATCAATTTCAAGGATGGAACAACAGCATCAGTCGCCAATGTAGTTGATAACAGTGTCCATGTTATTGCTTACGCGACAAGTACAAATGGTGCTCCAGGAATTGCTTACAATGCTAGGCTTCGTTTCATGGGTTAATTTCATCATTATTAAAGTAATAAGCGTATCAATAAACATTGCCGATAAATTTACCGAAAGCCGAAACTTTTCGGGTTTACCCGAAAAAATATTACATTGGCAGGGAATGCAACGTCTTAAAGAAGAAGCAGTAGAAAGATTATTCGAACCAGAAAATCTCGTGATTGAGGATGAGGATGTCTTAGAACCCATTAGTTTAATGACATACACAAGAAACGAATCACGCGGTGATTACCCTGCGGGTAAGAGACCGTACGCTATCTATTACACCAATTCCAACAACTTAATACTACACTGGAAACTCAGAACGCAAAAAAAAGACGGAAGCATTGAATCTTTTATTCTACAACAGGTGGATGTCTAAAACATCGAATTTACTATGCCCGAAAAAATACCCGATATGTTACATAGGCAATAAACGTATTGTTAATTCTTAGAATTAATGCCCGAAAAAAAACCCGAAAAAAGACTTAGAAATTTTCAAAAAATTTTCAAAAAATTAGCAAAGACACTTTTTCGGGGCACCCGCCCCGATAAATGGCTACCGTCCTAGGAAGGACTAACAACTTGAAAAATGGACAAAAAAACCAAAAACAGATTCGTAACTGGTGTTTTACATTAAACAACCCCGACGATAAGGATGTACAAAGAATCATCGATTCAGAGTACAAAGGAAGCGTCAATTACATGGTATTTGGC